AATATTCAGAAAGCCAATCTTGCCAAAGGTTGGCTTTTTCTTTGTCCGTTTCTAGCTTGCTTTGCAAAATAGCTTCTAACGGGTTCATACCGACATACTCCGCCAATTGTCCAACAAGGCTATCGTCTGGAATTCTTCGCCCTGCCTTATAATCGCCAAATCGGTTGTATCTTATATCAAATCTCTTTGCTAAGCTCTGCTGAGAACCCGCCTTTGTTTCTGCTTTTTCAATTAATTTTACAATAAACATATTTGCCCCTTGTTTTTGTACCATTTTTGGTATATAATCAAATGTACCAAAAATGGTATATTTTTTTAAACTTAAATGTACCAAATTTGGTATATACCAATTTTGGTTTTAACCCCCAATGATAACACAAGGGGATTTAAAGTGCTAGAAATTATTTTTGATTAATGCGATTGCCGTTTTCATCAAAAATCCCATATTTCTTGCGTTGTTTTAGTCGGTGTTCACGTTCGCTTTTAGCTTCTTCGATAAACTCGGGCTTTATACCGAATAAACGTTCAGATTTTTTGCGATTGGTCTTTTTTGCTTTTTGCTGTTGAGTGATTTTGAATAAACAGATTAAAGCGATGATAAAAGCTCCAATGCTGAAAATGATTGCGATTGTTTGTAAATCTATGTACTTGCTCATGTAAAAAATTATAATACTTGTTTAAGAAAATCACAATGACAGAAATTTTAATTTATATAACAGCTTTGTTGTTTGGTATTTTTGGTGGTATCAAGCTAGGCGAAATAGCGATTTTATTTCTTAAACGATTTAAGAATAGCAACGAGAAGTCATAGCAATCCTATAATGTATCACTAGTTACGGAGTGTATGCAATGAAAAACGACTACAAAGAAATTTTCAAAAGAGAAACCAAAAAGCAACTTGGTTTAGCATTTATTTACAATGGTAAAATCACCGTTCAATATCACGTATTAGACGGCAAAACAATTAATGGCATAAAATTAACTTGGTTTTTAGATTTATCTCACGCTGAAACAATTCAAGCATTAAAATCAAAATCAATTAAAACATTGGTTGAGTATGCCAAAAACAATCATAATCCCCAAACCGTAACCACTGATAGCGAATCACCTTTACACACTGAAGTTGTAGGGGCTATTGAAAGTGTTGGGGATACCCTATTAGATGACTGCTTAGACTATCCCCCAGGATTTCTAAATAACGTCAAAACAACACAAAAGCCAAGAATTACCCAATCTGCAAAAGATTACTTAATTGATGAAATGAATCATCACAGAAACAACGCAATGCAGACTAACTCCGCATTTTATGAAAGTGGGTTATTTAGCAAGGCGATGTAGGTCGAAAATTTCAAATTTTTAATTGGCAACAAGCCAATTTAAAATTTTAAATTTTGACCCACGGGGTTTGGGGGCGTGCCCCCAACTGAAAGAGCCCAAAAGAAGTAAAAAATATTTTAAACATAATAGAGTTTTAACAAGGTTGTCGCGTTAGTTGCCCCGTCAATGGAATAACGAGCGTAAAACACTTAGAAAAATACAAAAAAATTTGAGGCTTGCCGAACAAATTTTTTTTGAATATTTTTCTTAGTGTTTAAGTGAAAAACAAAAGGTAAAAAACAATGTCAATCTTAGTATTCAACACAGAAAGCGAATTTAAAAACGACGCAATCGCCTTAGTATCAAGACTGGCGTTTGAAAAAGCAATCCCTGTAATCTCAAACGGCTGTGTAGCAGACGAAAGCGAACAAGCATTAAGCTACTTATTGGACTTAGCAAAAGAAAACAAAATTGACAAAAAATCAATTGACGCAATCGCTTTTTATCACCGCCAAATACTTGACGAAAACCAAGAGATGTTAAAACACTATTAATCAACAAAATTCCGATAGAACGTAAATAACGGGGGTATAACCCCAAACCCCTAGTTAGTAACACAGGGGTTACGAAAGAGATAAACCATGACTAATAACAGTTTTGATTTGCCGACGTATCAAAAACTATCAGCCCAACTAACAAAGATAGTTATGCACAACGGAAAAATAGTTGAAGAAACGGTAAGAATGCCAGTAAGTGGTCAATCCGTGGTTATTGACGCATTAAACTTTGTTGTTGACGGTGGCACTTATGACAAAGAATTAAAAGAAAAACTAAACAACCCATTATTAACAGAAAAAGACAAAGAATTAATAGCCTATGACACAGCGTCAGAAGTCGCCTTTGTTTTGGGTATGATGTTTGGTGAACGCTACACCGAAATAGAATACACGGGAAAAGGTGCAAACTTTTACAGATACGCCTATCGCATTGGCGATTACAATCAGCCCCTAGGCTTAATATGTTTAGGCCATGCAAAATCAGACACAGTATTAATCATGCTATACGGTGCGGGCTGTCACTGTATGCCCGACTGTTGGGAAGGTATGCTATACGGCTATTTAACCCAATTAACCATAAATCCCCGAATAACTCGGGTTGACTTAGCACTTGATGACTTTGACGGTCTTTATTCATCAGCCCAATTAGCCGATGAAGCAGACACACACGATAAATTTTGTCTAACCAACAAAAAGCCACAAGTTCAGCACCTGGGCGACTGGAAAAGACACACGGGCAAAGGTCGCACCTTGCAAGTTGGCACCCGTGAAGGCGGTAAACTTTACCGTGGATATGAAAAAGGTAAACAATTGGGCGATTCCGAAAGTTTTTGGTTCCGTCATGAAGTAGAATTAAGCAACAAAAACCGCCTAATCCCCCTGGAAGTGTTAACCAATCCAACAAGCGTATTTAAAGGCTGTTACCCTTATTGTGCTGAATTACTTGAGTTAGCGGGCAATGTTAACGTAAAAAAAACACGCATTGAGCTAATTAAAAAAGAAAGCAAAATCAGCTTTGACAAGTCCAAACAGATTGTTAAACATCAGTTTGGCAAGTATTTGCGTGTATATCGCGACTTTTTCACAGATACAGAAATTTTAGATATGTTGGTAAGTGATAAAAAAGGCTATTACCCAAAACGTCTAAAAACTCTTGAAACAGTCCGACACGATATGCCGATTATTATGCGTCGTTACTTTGACGAGCAAAACCAATCGACTGACGATTATTTGTTAGATATCCCGTTTGGTGATGACGTAATCACGCTTAAACATATTCCCCAACGTGGGATAGCGGAAACTAGGCAACCGACTTTTTAAAAATGCCTGCTATTAAAGGTAAAAAACTATGCAAATGAAATCAGTAACTTATGTTCGTTCAATGTACCCTTCAAAGGGTCAAATGGAAAATGGTCGCGAATATGACAGCACAAAGGTTCATATTGACACACCATTAACAAGCAACAAAGAAGGCTTTGGCATTCCAAGTCCGCAATACAATTGGGGGACTAGCCAAAACTACAATGATTTTGTTGCTAAATACCCGCAAATTTTACAAGCAAACAAAGAATTTGAAGCTGAAATAACATGGGAAAACCAAACGAGCGGTAAAACTGCCGTGTTGGTAGTTATTGACATTGTCCCAGCGGCAAAGCAAGCCCCAAAAATTTAATAAAGGATTTTACTAGTGACATACGTTTGTGAAGAATTGCAACAAATTTATTCATCTGACGGTGATGGCTTTGTGGGCGGTGACATGCAAAACGTGGTTACTTGTAAAAAATGGGTGGAACAAAAATCATTTATCCAGGATTTAGCAATAACAAAATCTGATATGGTTCAAATTTCCGCCTCGTTAAGTGCTGTTTTTGTCGTTATTTTGGCATTTGTCATACTGGCAAAAGCGGTTAAATCAATGTAAAAATAGGAGTTTATCCCATGGATAAGCAAAATCAAGTTGTTAGCGTACAATCAAAAAAACGCATTAATCAAGCTGTAAAATATGGTGTTGCAGTTGCTTTATCATCAATGGCAATCAGCCAAGCCAATGCCGCCGAAATTGCCACAATCGGATCGGGTTTATCGCAAGAAATTGAAGCTGTAAAAGCTCTTGTAATTTCTTTATTTTCCGCTGGTGCTATTTTGTTAGGTATTTTTGCTGGTTTCCGTTACTTGAAACGTGGTGCAAATTCAGCCTAATTTTTGTTTCACCAAACACAAAATTAACCCTGCTTTACCGTGGGGTTAATTTTTAAGGAGTTAAGAAAATGCCACAAGAAAGCATATTGTATTGGATACCGATTTTATTATTATGTTTTGCATTTATTGTATTAATCAACGTGTTTAAATGATATGAAAACTTTACTATTTTATCTATTTATTGTGATACCTGCGATAATATTTTGGTATGACGTGATAACGGTATTTTTGGGTGCGTTATGAAGAAGATTATTGCAAGTATATTGATTAGCTTAACGCTAAGCAGTGCAGTTCATGCTGAAGCTGTCAGAAAGCCTACACCCATTGACCCTGCAACTTCAGCTAATGACGTTAATAATCCTGATTCTCGTCCAACTCGCGCAGCAAATGATGACGACTTTAAAAAAGCCAAGCCCAATGTCGGCAAATACGAAAAAGGCAAAGGCGTAAAAGTAACGAAGATTGGCGGAAATTTCACATCGTTAATACACAAATTGCCGACGGCGGGCAAACTTGCATTAAGATTGGCAAAGGGTTATAACAATCTTGCAATTGCTTTAGCAATCGCTGAAATGTTTGGCGAAGGTGTTGATTGGGTTTTAGACCCTGCAAATAACGCTGTTATTATTAATCAATCTCAGGCAAACCCTGGCGAAGAAATAAATCCAATTTGTAAAAATTCTGATTTTAAATCTAGAGTAGATGGTTATTTACAAAGTGCTGGTAAAAATTATTCAAATCACCGTTTTTTTCAGGGTGATAAAGACAAAGTTAGTTTAATTATTGATTTAAAAAGCGGTGGCAATTATCAATATTCAATCTCTTGTGTTGCTACCGATTCTGTACAGCTTGAAGAGATTGCCGAAGAAATCAAAAGACAAGCCGAAAATGGTGTTGCTGAAGCACAGCAAGCAGTAGTAGATACAGTAGCAGACATGGCAAAAAAAGGCGAACTTGATAAAGAGTTAGAAGCAGCGGCTAAACCAAAAAATGACCCAGCAAAAGACCCTGAAACCACACCTGAAATAGACCCTGAAACTGCACCCCAAAAAGACCCAAAAACAGACCCAAAAGCCGAATCACAACCGTTTGAACTTCCTGCTTTCTGTGCGTGGACTGGCATTTGTCCTGCTTGGCTCAATACCGAAAAAAACACAAAAGAAACTTCAGAAAATACTAATAAAACTGAAAAAAACACAAAAGAAATAGACAAAACGACAAAAAAACAATTAGAAGAAGAGCAAAGCTTTTTTAAATTTATGCGAGATTTTTTGACGGGTGATAATAAAAACGCTGATAATAAAAACACTGACAATGACATTCCGATAAATAACAACCCATTACCGACACCAAACACCAATATTAATTTTGGTGGTTCTTGCCCTGCCAATGTTGAAATTAGCGGTAATTTATTTGGTCAAAATATTAGTTTCACCTTAATGGACTGGGCAAAAATTTGTTGGAATTTATCAACATTTGTTAAACCGATTTTAATAGCAATGGCAAGCTATCAAGCAATCATGATATTAGCGGGGCGTAATGAGTCTAATTAGTATTTTAAAATCAGCAAACAAAGGTTTGCTAAAAGACATGTTAACTGGAGCGGGTTTAACGCTTGGTACAACTGCAATAACATTAACCGCGGTGAATACCGCTATTGATACTTTTCGCTCGTCATTTAATTATGTATCAATAGAATTATTGGGCTTAGCCCATTTAATGGGGCTTGATTATGCTTTTAGCATTGTATTGGGTGCAATTATTGCCCGTGCCGTTCAAAATGCCACAAAATTATCATTGCAGAAAATCAAATAAAAACTTAACCAACGGGGGGCGAATGAGGAGCTTCGACGATTGAGCCCCCTCAAAAAAAAGTTACGGGAAAAATCATGTTACATCTAGTCACAGGCACACCAGGCACGGGCAAGACTGCATTTGTAGTTACAACGTTGGATAAAGTAGAAAAGCAAAACAAAGTTAACTTAGCCAAAAATAAACAATTTTTTTTAGAAAATAAAAAAATCATAGATAACAATCAATTACAAAACGATTTCACTTATTTAGAATATGAAACGGGGAGCGGTCATACTTTAAAAAAACACCTTCAACCACTTGATAATGATTATTTTTCAATGTTTACTCAAGACTTTGAAGAGTTACGTCCAGATGATTATTTTAAACGTGCAAATGAATATAATGCGATTTTGGAACGTATTTCTGAACGTGAATCTATAAAAGGCTTTGTAGCTCTTTCCCCCGTTCGCACAATTTACACTAATATTAATAATCTAAAAATTGATTTTGTCCGTGACAATATTTATGATTGGCGGGACTGTCCCGACGGTTCAATTATTGTTATTGATGAAGTTCAACTTGTTGAGCCTTATGATAATTTAAAAGATAGAAATAACAAAGTTGTTCAAGATTTGACAATTCACCGTCATCGGGGTTTTGATTTTTATTTTTTGACACAAGCCCCCGTTTTATTACACCCAACAATTAAAGTGTTGATTGGTATTCATTACCACTTAACAAAACCATATGGTTGGAAAACCAAGGTTTACCAATGGGGTTCAACCCGTGATTATCCCAACACAATGGTTAATAAGATTAATTGTGAAAGAAAGTTTGATTTTACACCCCCTAAATATATTTTTAAGCTATATAAATCAACTACGATTAACACACATCAAAAGCGAGTTCCTTATAAAATGATTGTTGCTTTGGTGGTATTTCTAATCATTTGTTTTTACATCATCTTTAAACAGATTGGAATGGCAAAAAAGTCTAGTTTGGTAGGCGGTCAACATGAAAAAGCCAAAACAACAGAATTAGCCCATGCGTCTGTACCAATGCCGACGGCTTCAGCTGTTTCAGACACTCAAACAAAAATTGATCAATTAAACGCACAATTACAAGAATTACAATTAAAAAATCAGATTGAGCAATTAAAGCAACAAGATAAAATAGCCAAAATGCCGGTTAATGTTGTGCTATTTGGTGATAAATGCACCGCTTATAATGTGGATGGTTTAGTCCTTGATTTGTCTTTTGATGAGTGCAAGCAGTATGCCACGGGTCAAAAGTCACTTTATCAAAAGCCACATCAACCAACTATCCAAACAATGCCAACGGCTTAATATTCTGTTGTTGGGTAACATCGCCCAGCAATTAGAGTAAAAATTATGTTGTACCAACAAATTTTAGCGTTTTACCAAGCCCATGGGCTTTATCAATCAAAACATGACTATGCCGACAAGTTTTATAACCTGTCCTATTTTGAAAAGCTAGACAAAATCAAAATTGAGCATATCCACGAGTATTGCACACTACGAACGCTTGACGGGGTGAAAAATGCCACAATCAATCGAGAATTAACCGTTATCCGCTCCGCAATAAACTACTACAATTTGCACCATGAAACAAACTATCATAACCCATTTAACGGGTTTAATTTGTTTGAATCGGATTTTATCCCAACCTATTTAACCGAAAATCAATGTAAGCAGTTATTGGGTAAATGTAAGCTATACCCCAACCCGCTTTTTTATGTCTATGTTGCATTGTTGCTAAATACTGGTTGCCGTTCAAGCGAATTATTAACCCTTACATGGGATAATGTTGATTTGGATAGAAAGTTTATAATAATCAGAAATTCTTTATCAAAGAATAAAAAGACAATTTACAAGCCCTTAAATAATACCGCTTTTAACTTGTTAAATAATTTAGACAAACAAAACGAATTTGTTTTTTACAATCCCAAAACAGAAAGCCACTACAAAACATTTAGAAAGGCTTGGATAGCCACGCTTGACAAGCTAGAATTTAAATGCCGTATTCATGACTTACGCCACACTTTCGCAAGTCTTTTAGTGTCGCAGGGTGTTCCAATTTATCATATATCGCAACTGCTCGGGCATTCTGATACCAGGATAACGCAAAAATACGCCCATTTGTCGCCCAATAGTTTGAGCAACGTTGTTGCATTGTTGCCGAATTTTGATTAAACAATGTTTTAAGATAAACACCCTTTCACGGCGGTAACCGGGGTTCGAATCCCCGTGGGGACGCC